TTTGCCGTCCGCGCCCGATTCGCCCACCACGCGCAGCGCACCGCCCCACGTTGTGCCGTTGCCCGTACGCATCCACACATCGCCCTCGGCGAAATCGTCGTGCCACGTTCGCGCGTCGGCGCTGTATTGAGCCCGAATGCTCGTGCCGTTCGTGCCATCCTTTCCGTAGTGTCCAATCAGTCGCACCGCGGTTGGGTCGGTCTTTCCGTCGGAATAGACGGTACGTTCATAACTCCAAAGCCACGGTCGCTCCTTCGTCGGAGCTGGTGCGGTGGTCATCCAATCCGTCGTGTTGGGGTTCGGGGTGTTGTTTTCGGCGGTAAGCAGATAAAACGATTCGACACGTTCAATGCCGCGGCCGGGGTCGCCTTTCTCGCCCTTCTTGTCCTTCTCCGACAAGCACCACGGCGTGGCGAACTCGCCCGTCTCCATCTTCGGGTGGCAAATGTCCAGATAGTTTCCTTCGCTTTTCAACAATTTGAAAAACGTCCACAAGATCTTCGGCAAATCATCTTCCGGTGCATCGTAGAACACGCTCAAAGAATAAGTTGTCCATGTGTCGGTAAGAGGAAAAGAGAGAATGAGCTGCTTCCCCCAGACTTGTAAAACCCCGTTTCGCTTAATACGTGGGAAAAAGTATTGTTGCTTTCCCCCCATTGGATAACAAGCAAAATATGCATTGCCGCTACCTCGACATTTGAAAGAGAACGTGTACCACGTACCCCGGGGATAAAGATCTCCGAATTTTTCCCAACATACGTGCGAATATCGCTCTTCACCGTTCCCATCTACATGGAAATAGTTATCGCGATCAATGCCACCGGGCAAAATTCTTGCATAGGTCTTCCCATCTAAATACCCCTTGGTGAAGTGTGGGCGCGTCACGTAATCCGTGCAGTGCCATAGATTCGGATTCGCCGCTGGTGTTGCCATTTTATCGTTTTCGGATAAGCACCACGGGGTCGCCGTTTCGCCTTCCTCTAACTTCAAAGCGGAAAAGTAGGTTTTTGCGTTATGATCCATACAACGCAGCATAATCCTCACCGCTTCGGGTATGGTGTCCGGGGTCGTGAACGTATAAGCGTACCGCGTCCACTTATTCGGATCGGCATTCGTGCAAGGGGTATTTCGATTTGTGGAAGCAGAAAGAAACCAAAACACCAATACCCCCGGTGCGCCTTTTGAATAGACCGAAAGCGTGTAGGTCGTATTAGGGCGCAACAAACTTGCGATATACAAGATACCTTGTATCCACGTTTCGTTTTTATGTGCGCCTACGGCTTGTGCCAAAGGGTGCACCTTGTCTTCTTGCGACTGATTGAAAGCAAAGCGCTCGAAGTCTTTCCAATTTCGCACCTCCTCCATATTCCGAAAGCTCGTGCCGTCGATAAGGTTTGCCCCCGTCGGCGGCGCGTTCTTACCCGCGTCGCCGGGGCGGCCGTCCTTCGGCTTAGCTTGAATGAGCGTCCAGTGCGTCGACTGCGCCGCAGGGGCGGTGTTGCCGTTGCCGCCGCGTGCCAATTCGTAGAGCGCGCCGTCGTGCCAAACGCGCGAAATCTCGAAAGCCCCCGTTTCGGGGTTCTGCTGCTCGTAGAAGTAGCGCGACGAAGCCGACCACAAACCGCGGTCGACACGCTCAGCAAGAGGACGCCCCGCGGGCGTGTAGCGAAGAATGTTTTGCGTAATGATGCCGCGAGCAAACACGTAGTCCGAAGCGTCGGCCACGGCCGCGCCGAAATGTTCGCGCAACCACGCGGGCAACTTGCCCACCACAAAGCCGTCGGACTGCGCGCCGTCGACAATCGGGGCGGATACCTTCACGCGCCGCACGATGCGGCCGTCGGTGGCACTTTCCATAATGTGGCTCTGGCGCTCCGGGTCGGTCGTGTTGCCCCAGCGCGCCAAGCGCATCAGTGCAATGGGCGGCGCGTTGCGGCCTTCGGGCGTTTGGTTGTCGGCATAAAGGCTCGCAGTGAGTGTCCCCGCCTTGGCGTCCACTGCCTCAACACGCAACCACGAGGTGCGAATTTCGGCCGCGCCGCCCGATGTTCCTATACCATTGTAAGCACCGCGCAGAATGTCACCGGCACGGAAACCGGTCACGTCACCTTGAAAGCGCTCTTGCAGCACCACCTTCCAACGGCCGTCGGCTTGTCGTGCCGCGCTTTTCACCAATCCGTTCTCGGTGTGGAAAACGTCGCCTTCGCTCAATGCGATGCGGTTAATCTGATATTCGGCCGCGCGAAAGAAGCCGCGTACCGCCATGCTTTGAAATTCTGCGTTTCCCGTCGCGTCGATGCGCGCTCCCGCGCCGGTGTTGAGCCCGTCGGAATAGTTCGGCGTGCGCAGCGTTTCGGCTTCCGTGGCGCGTTGGGCTTGCTCTGCACGTGCAGCCGTCGCAGCTGTCGCGGCGTGGTCTGCTATTTGCGCACTTTGCGCCCTCGTCGCGGTGGCGGCTGTATTGGCACGCTCCGCTGTCGTGGCATTCGTCGCGGTGGCGGCATGGGTGGCCTCATCGGCGCGAGTGGCAGCGGTGGCACGGTCGGCGGTGGTCGCATGTTCGGCCGTCTTTGCCGTAGCGGCTCGCGCAGCCTCATCGGCGCGAAGCGCGTGTGCGGCCTCGTCGGCCGTATTGGCATGTGAAGCGCGTTGCGCGTTGCCGGCGGTGGCACTTTCGATGATGGCCGATGCGCCGCCGGAGGTCAGCCCCGTGCCGTCGCGGCGCGCCTTGCTGCGAGGGCGTGCCGGTGTGGTGGCGGTGGTCACGGTGTAGGTTTTCTTTTGGTCTGCCATAGTTATATATTTTCTTCGGATTCCACGGCTTTATAAATGTCGGGGGTCAATTCTACGACGGTCACATCTCCGCAGTCTTCGATGAGGTCTTGGCGTTCCTCGACCACGATGAAGCGCGCCGCGCCTTGGTTGGCTTCAGTGCGTGGCGCCAATGCGCCGTCGTAGATGTAAGCCTCCCCGCTTAGTTTGGTGTGCCGTGTGGCATATTGTGAGTAAAGCGAGTTAATAAAGAGTTGTTCGGGGCGGTCTGTCACACCGGCGCGCATCATATCGCGGTCGCCGATGGCGCAATTTCGCAACGCGTCGAGATACAACCCACGGCAAAGCGGTTCGCCTTCCACGTCGTGGGGGAGCGTGCCGCATTTCGTTTCGATGGCGAGTTCTTCTTTCGCATCGGGGTGCAGCGTGGCACGATACTCCACATCGGGCACATCGGGCGCGGCGCAATCGCCCCACGAGCGCACGATTTCCAAGTCGGGGGCTTTCACGGCAAACCATTGCAGCGCCGCGGGAGGTGGATCGCTTGCTGTGGGCGAGGCGCTGTAAGGGTACACCCTCAACTCGTTGAAAACCGTAACCGACACCCACCCGCCGTCAACAGGGTACGGAATGAGTTCGCCGTCGGGCAGGTTATTTTCGCGGTCGTATTGATGAGTTTGGCTGTTGTTGTGAAGCCCCCCCGTCGCGTCGTTGGGTTGCCCTATGTTATTGCGATTGGTGCGCCAGCCGCCCAGCGCGGAGTGTTTGGAGGGATCGGACTTGTCGAAGTAGGCCAACAAGCAGCGAGTTGGTTCATTCCGCCACGTTCTTTTTACTCGATTGTTTGCCGTCCGCTCATCGAGTTCGTTTGTTGTGGGGTTTTCTCTTATAATTCTGTGGTCGTTGTCAAAATACCACAGTTTTTTTTCGGAAGCATCCCAGCATTCCACCTCCGCCGAAAGAAACGCCCACCCGAACGACTTGTCCATTTCATCTCGCGCAGCCTTGTCGGCTGACTTTTCTATTGGCGTGCCGATGGGACACAAAGCACGGTCGGCCAAAACCGACACACGAAGCCGCAAACAATACAAAGCAGGGTTCGAGATCTTCGGGAGATAAATACTCCGCGTGGTGTAAATCGCGCCGGCATCGCCTTTGGGCAATACCCCCGCGCCGTATCGCGGCCTATCTGTCACCGTTTGCGGCGCTTTCACGCAATAGGCCGTAGCCTCATCGCCTTCGCTTATCGGTAAGAAACGACATAATCGGGCGTTGTTGCCGTACTGCTTGTTGGGATTATCGGCGAGCCCAAGCAAAAAAGCGGGGTCGTATGTCTTGTATTCGCCCACCTGTCGACCTTTCCCGAAATAGTTTGCCGAGGTGATGTAAAAGCGTTGCTCAGAAAAGAACAAATACGTATCGGGATACGGCCAATCTCGAGACATTCCCCAGTCGCGCCCCACGTTCAGTGCGCTCCACACCTTGTGCAGCGGGCGGGGGAATTTCAACTCATCGCTCGAGAGCAGTTTGTTCGATGCGTAGGGCGAAAAGGAAATGCGCACATTGTTTGCCACGCTGTCGACGCTTAGCGTTTGACTGTCGGCACTCCACACCACCGGTGGGGCGGTTGGCGCGCTGTGCAAGCCGTGCAAATCGTAGAGCCACAAGCGGCCGACGCGCTGCACCACGCGCAACCCCAACGGCTGCAACAAACTTTCAATCGCTTCGCTAAGCGTGGCGGCCTTTCGGTCTTCATCGAAGAAGTTTTCAGGCGAACAGCCCAGCCACTTTGCCACTCCACCGCCGACGGGGCGCGTAGAAGCGACCGCCGTGAGGCTTTCGTCCAACGAAAGAGCAAGCCCCGCGCGCTCAATGGCGAAGCCCAACAGCTCGCCGATGGTTTGCACGTTGCGGTTGGCGCGCAGTGAAGCCGTGGAATACTTGAGCCGCTGCCAAATGCCGAAGTCGCCGAATGTGAGAGAAACCGTATAATGCTCGGCGCGCTCGTAGGGTTCTTCATACTCCTCGGCATCGAGTGTGCCCGTCCAATAAAGCGCGCCGTTTCGGTAGACATCCATTCCCACCGCGCCGGGGGTGATGGTGTACAAGTGCGTATAGGTTCGGTCGCCGGGGCTGTCGAGCCGCAACGTTGCCGAGGAGGAGCAAATCGGCTCGTGCTTTGCCGTTTCCTTCCACTCAATCACGAGCGGTTCGTCGGCTTCGAAACGCAATTCTTCGGGCTGTGCGACTGCCGCACCGCCGATGCGCCACAACTCTACACGGTGCAGCACATCGGAACGGCTCAAAAACTCGCCGCGGTGGGTAATGATTTTTTCCATACTTGTTTAGTTTCGGCCGTTGTGGCGGTGTACTTTTTGGAGAATGCCGACGAGATCACGCCCTTCAATTCGGAAACGCACCGAACCGCCGCCGCTGCTTTCTTGTGGGGCGATGAGCGAACGCAGGCGGTCGAGCGGTGCCACCACTTCGGGGTTGTGGCTCGCGCCGGCATACTCGCCGAAGAGTCCGAGCGTGGGGCCATAGGCGATGCCACCTTCTGCGAACTTCGGGAGCGAGGACATCGTGGCCACCATGACGGCCGTGAGCCCCGCGGCGGCTGCAATGCCCACCCACGGAATGGCGGCGTGCGAGTTGAACGTCTTGGCGGCCGCGTCCGCTACGTTGGAAGTGGCTTCGGCCTTGTTGGCCGCGGTCTTTGCTGTGGCGGCAGCGATGGAGGCGGTGGCTTCGGCTTGCACGGCTTGGGCGTTGACTATGTTTGCGGCGGTTTCTTCCTGCTTGATGGTCTTGTTGGCCGCGCTCACCAAACCGAAAGTGCGCATTACTTGGTTTAGCGCCTTGAAATTCTCTTCGACCTGCAGCACCGCATTCAGCACCGCCGAAAGCTTTTGCCACGCCGAGGCGTTGCCGCGCAGGGTGTTGCTCAAACTCTCCACGGCGTTGCCGATGCCCGACACACCGCCCCACGCGCTGCGTACCATACTAATGGAGCTGACGGCCTTCTTTTGCCAGCTCTTGTAAGTATTTGCCAGCTCTATCAAGGCGCGGCGCTGTTCGGGCGAAACGGGGCTTATGGTGTCGGCCAATCGCTTTTGTATGGCTTCGATACGGCTTTGGAGTTCCTCGATGCCGATGCCGCGGATATGGATTTCCATTTCGCGCTCTCCGAGTTGGCCAATCTCTTTTGCTTCTCGGATCTTGGCTTGCCAGTCCGCGCCGTCCTTCACCAACTCTAATTTGCGCTGGTAGGCCGCAATGCTCTGTTGTGTGTGGTACAACTCGTCGCCGCTCTGCTTCTCGGAGGCGGCGTTTAGTTTCTCGATGGCGGCCGTTAGCTCCTTCACGGTGTGAAGTTCCTCGAGGCGGCCGATGTTGTACTTTTCGGCGGTGGCATCATCCTTGGCAGCGCGGCGGGCGCGTGCATATTCTTCCAGCTTGGCGAAATAGTCCGCCTCCTCTTTCGAAAAGTTGGCGGCGGTGATGGTCGAGCGGTTGAAGCGCAAACCCTTATCCCGTTCCGCGCGGTGGGTGGCGTTCCACACTGCCTCCGCTTGGTCGCGTTTGGCTTCGAGGAGGGCGGCCGTTTGCTCGTCGATTTGGTCGAGTTCTTTCTTGAGGTCGAGCGCATTTTGCGCGCGCTCCTTTTCTGCGCCTTCTTTCTTCGCGTCGATTTCGGCTTGTTTCAAGACGGCGTAGCGTTCGCGCGCGGCTTTGATTTCGGCAGCCTCCGCTTTGTCCTGCGCCTGCGTCAATGCGTGAGCGTCGAGCGCTTCGTTTTTCTGTCGGAACTCTTCGGCCTTCACGGGGTCGACCTTGTGTCCGCCCTTGCTGCCGCCCCCTTTTCCGCCGCCGTGAGAACCTGCAGAAAAGAACTCCAGTTGTTTGTCGTAGTACGCAATTTTTTTGCGTAGTTCTGCAGCTTCTTTGCGGGCTTTTGCCGAGGACATGTCTTTGCCCTCCAAATCTTCCTGCGCGCTTTTCTTTAGGTTCTCCCAGTAGGCTTTGTTTTGAGGTTCTTTTTGGTTGCCGGCGCTCGGTGGCGGGCTAATCCCCAAAGCTGCGTCGGCATCGGCGCGGACTTGTTTCTCGTACTTGTTTAACGCTTGAAGTTTTTGCGCGTAAATTCTCAATGGGTTGTAGACTTGTGTCGTTGACGGACCATGCGGTTGTGCTATCGTTTGTACTTTGTCGAACAGCTTTATAAAAGGCTCGCTAAGCCTCCCCCCAGAGTCAATCACTTTAAGGACTTCATTCAGCCGCGCGTTCACATTTGCACCGTGGTAGACTGTAGACAATTCTCCGCGAAGTTGTTTTACTAACTCTGCGCGTGTTCCCGCCGTGCCCTCCATCTTCTTGTCGACATAAGCCTCCATCGCCCGCGCCCTCGCGGCTGCTACAACCTTTTCGCGGAGGAGGTCGTACATATCTGCAAGGTTCTTTATTTCCCCGTGCTCTTTTCTAATTTGGCGAATGTACTCCCCATACTGATCCATAATGGCGTTTTTCGCCTGTGCATAAGCCTCCGTACCTTGCTTCGCCTTGTTCAGCGCGGAGAAAAGCGCATTTAATTTGCTCTCCTCCTTCGATGCGGCCGCAGCAGCCACGCCAACGGCTTCGTTCATTTCCGCTTGGCGGCGCGCCGCTTCGCTGTTGGCGGCGGAGAACTTATAAATCGCATAGGCCAACCCCGCGACGGCCGCTATAGCCACCACCCAAACATTGGCAACCATGAGCGCGTACAGCTTTTTTGCCGCGCTGACGGCGGCCAACTTTGCCGTTGTGAGCACGCGCATTGCGGTGCTCGTCGTACCCGCCGCCCCGGCTTCGGCATAGAGTGCCAAAATAGAGGCCTTTGTCGTGGCGAGGAAATTAGCCAAAGACACCCCCACACCGGCAACCACGGTTTTGAGTTGCCCAAAGGAAGCCGTTATGACTGACACTTGCGAAGCCGCGGCGAGATAGGGGCCGAAGCCGACCAGCGCCTCGCCGATTTTCGCCTTAATGCCGCCGATGGCCATCTGCAGCTGCTTCATTTGACCGGTGGGGGTAGCGGCGAGTTTCTTGTTCATCTCGCCCACGTTGTTCGTGATGATACGAGCCAAGAGGGCGGCACGCTCGCTTTCGGTGCCGTGCTTGAGCATCTTTTCTTCGGCTGCGGAGAACGTGATGCCGACACGACGCAGCGCCGTGGCTTGTCCCTGCAGCGCCTTGCCGAAGAGATTACCTACAGCCACCGCGTCCTCCTGCGTGGCGTTGACGCCTTTTTGCTGTGCGAGGAGGTTGTTCATCGCCGGCACGAGTGCGCGCAGCGTTGACGCCTGCGTGGCGAACGTGCCGATTTGCTGCGCACCCGCCACCTGCACCGAACCACTCACCACGCCGAGCTCCTTTTGCGCCGAAATCACGTCCTTCACGCCCTTCAAATCTTGGGCAGTCGCGTTCATGCGCTGCTCCATGATGGTTTTTAGTTTCGTGTTGGCCACGGCGGCCGCCTCGAAAGCCTGCGTATAACTCGAAAAGACACCTTGCAGCGAGCCGACGGCGCTCTTGAGTGTTTGGAAGAGCGAAGCCGTGGCGGCAGCATTGACGAGCGAGGGTTTGAGTTTCGTCGATTCCTCGAGCGCCTTCTTCATGGCTTCCTGCAAACCTTCGGTGCTCTTGATGATCGCGTCAATCGGTTTGCCGTCTGCTTGGAGTACAATTTGTATATCAGCCTTGGCCATCTGTTTGGGAGTTTTTGCGGTTGATTTTTCTAACGAGTTCACGCGCATATTTTTTGCGCGCTTCTAATTCTTCGGGCGTTTCGCGGTGCGGTTGGGTTTCGCGGTGCTCGTCCCATGGCAGCGCAAAGAGTTTTTCGGGAGTCAGGGTCTTGCTGACGTGTGGCTGTATGAGTAGCGTGGTTTGCAGCCTCATCCTTTCCCACTCATCGCGCGAACGGCCTTCTTTTGCTTCTGTGTGCGCCTTCATACACGCCATAAATTCGTCGGGCGTGAGGCGCACGAAATCGTCTAACTTCATACCCATCACGCCCAACGCGTAGCCCATTAGCTCCGAAAAGGCTAATGCTTTTTTTTTGCAGCGCCGGCGCTGTCTGTTTCGTCGGCACTGTTCGTGCTTTCGATGGCTTCCGACCACGCTTGCACGTCTTCTGCGTCGAGATGGTCGGCGAATGTCAGCAAGTCCATGCCGAACTCGATGCCGTCGGCGCTGCAGGCAGAAACGACGCAACACCACAAATAGGTGATTTGGTCGGTGAACGTGAGCGCCTCCGACAACTCTTTGCCGGTTTCACGCGTGAAGCGCAGCATCGCTCCCATCGACGCGCGAGTGGGATAGGCTTTGCCGGCGATTGTGATTTTAGGGAAAGTCTTTGCTACCATAGTCTATTAAGGGTGTTTTGTGTCGTCGAGTGTGGTCGGCGCGCCGTTGTTGATGAACGACACGGACGACTTCACATCTTGGTCGGCCTCGGTGGTTTCGCTCATCGACTCAATAATGAACGACCCCGCCAAAAGAATGTCCTCGGAGCCGCGCGCCTTTATTTTCAAATCGGCTGCACCGCCCGTCTTCCAAACCGCCAAAAAATCCTTGTGGGCGGCTTCAGTTTCTCCGATATAGATAAACTGCTCGGTCTTGATGGAAATGGATTGTCCTGTTACGGTTGTTTCTTTGAACTTACCGGAACCCGGAGGAGCCGACGCAATGGGTTTCACGGCGCGGGTCTTCGTTTCGCTCTTGTAGTCGACAGAATACGAGACGCAGTGCCCTACGGCCTTGCCTCCGACAAAGAGGAGGAGGTCGTTACCGTTGAGGTAGCCTTGAGGTAGTGCCATGTGTGTGTAGTTTAGATAGGTGTGTGTTGTGTGTTGGTTAACGGGGGCGAACGGTGAACGTGAGGAGCTGCACATGGGCATCCGCGTCCCACATTTCCTCCGCTGAAGCTATGCGACAAGAACGCAGCAGGTTGTCGCTCGTTCCGTCGAGAGCTGCGCGAACTGCCTCGGCCAATTCCACCGCGCCGGCGTAGGACGCCGCGTAGCAGGCGACCTCAAACGTCAACGTGTCGGCCGAGCCGTGCGAGTTGGGAGCCGGTTCTAAATCAGAGCGGCGATACACGACGTAGGGGAGCTGCGCCGAGTCGGAAACAACGGGAAACACGCGCCGCGTGATGGCTTGCACGTACGCGTTTTCCGAAAGGAGTTTGCGAACCGCGAGCCCCGCACTGAGAGAAGTCTGTTTTGCCATTGATCAAAAATTATTTGTAGTGACGAGCCGCGATGCGCGCCGTCCACTCGAAGACTTTCGCGCTGAAAATCTCTTGTGCTTCGGGAATGCTCGTGCGCGCGTTGGCAATGAAGTCGTATCGCCTCAGCGCGCCGGTGTAGTGCGGCTTGCGTTTTCCGGTTCCGCCGCGTCCGGTTTGGCGCTTCTCTGTTCCGCTGTTAAACCAATAGGCCAACGGCTTGAGTTCCCCGCGGCGATTGGTGTGCATGAAACGTCGAAATCTTGGGTTTGCGCTCACGCAGACCTTGAACCCGACGCGCTCTTTGAAAACGTTGCAGCGAACATTCGTGCGCAGTCTGTCGGCTTTGTTGACTTTCGTCTTCATCATCTCCCGCCGCGCCGCCCGAAGCACTACGGCGCCGGTGGCACGCGCTGCGCCGATGAGCGCCTTTTTGCGTTCTCGTTCGGAAAGCATGTGCCAAAGGGCACGCAGGCCGTCGGTGTTCATTGTCGCTTCCATGTCGTTATTCGTTTACTCGTTCACAAATCAGCGTGACAAAACCGCGCGCCTTGTTGGGGATGATCGCCGTAACGGTGTAGAGCAAGCCATGCAGTTCGCGCACTCGCCAATTTTCGCCCACCTCGTGCCCATCGCGCACGTTGTATTCGGTGGAATGGTCGGGGAAATGCTCGCCCACCTCGTTGTGTAGGCGTGCGGTGTGGCGCACTTGCTCGGCATAGGCCACGCGGGTCGGCTCGTAGTGTACACACTCTGCGCCGTAACCGTCGGCGGTGCGCACCGGTCGCAGGAGTTCGAGCCGCGTTCTCATTCTTCCGGCTTGCATAGGCGTTTAAATGGTTTGACACAAGCGTCGAACGTCGCGGGCACTTCGTGCATTTGCACGGCGGCCACCCCTTCTCGTTGATTGTACCAATGCGCACCCAACGAATAAACTGCGATGCGCAGCGAGCGCGGAAACTCACCGCCGCCCATTTCGACAAGCTCCGCCGCACTGCGGTTCGTCGCATTGACGATAGCCTCCTCCGCTGCTTCGAGAAGAAAGCGCAGGTACTCCGTCTCGTCGTCGAAATCATCGGCGCGACAGTGTTTGCGAAATAGGTCGAAATCGGTAAGCATGGAAAACAGAAAAGAAAGGATTATGCGTTCTTGACTTTGACGAGCTTGAACGCTTCTTCGCGGAGGGTCACGGTGGCAGCGTGGGCGTTGATGACGAAGTTCACTTGGTTCTTTTTAGAATCCGTGTAGGGATCCATGATGATGGTCATGTCATCGAAGAAGCCCAACGGCTGATAGCCCCAATCGCCAAGCCCGATATAATTCTGTTCGATAACTTCCGTACAGAACACAGGTACGCCTGCAATCTTGTCGTTCTCGCAAATCATACTTTGCGAGTTGGGGGCTTTCGGTGTGCCTTCCAAGATGGCCTTCATCGCGTGAGTCATGACCCATGCCATGTGCTTGCCTTCGATACCGGAAGCGAGCACGTCGGCTTTCACCACATTGAACGAAATAAAATCAAGTGTGGGGCCGATTTCTTTTGCCTTGGCTTTCAAACCGACAAACGGACCGACCAGCTTTTGTGAGTTCGCCACCTTCGTCGTGCTGAACATAATTTTATTTACCAAATCAGCAACGGCCGCCGGCAACTCTTCATAAATGACGGACTCGATGGCGTTCTCTGATTGCGAAATGGCTTCACGTGTTGCCGACGTAGAAGAGCCAATGCGCTCGGGACTTGCGGAGAGTTTGTTGAAATCGATTTTTTGCGTTGCAAGTTCCACAGCTTCGCCGGCGATGTGCGCCTCGAGCTTTCCGTGAATTGGCCAAATGAACTCGCCATGCAAACCGGTTTTGATGTCGATGCCCACCTTGTCGAAAATAAGGGCTTCACGTAGCGGCTTCACGATGTCCTGTACCATAAGCGGAACCAGTCCGCCCTTGGCGGCATCGGTCGACATCGTGGCATCGCGTTGCAACACGAATTTAGTAGTGACGAGGTTCTCCACGTTTTCGCGGGCGATTTCCATCAAATTCAAGTTGCGTTCTTCGCGGGTCGGCTCGTAAGGTTGTGCCAAAGCACGCGACTCCATATCTACCAGTTGCAATTCGCGCACGAGTTCATTGTACTCGTTTTCTTCTGCTTCGTTGCGGGTGCGTTTTTCTTCGCGGAGTTTGTTTGCCATCTCCTCAATCTTCGAGGAGAGATCACGGCGGCGCTCGCGCAACTCAATGCCGCGGGCGGTGATAGTTCTTCTTGACGTCATAGTATATTGAGTTTAGTATTTGTGCTTTTTCAGTACTTGTGCCATCTCTTCGAGCTGTCGTTCTCGTTCCTGCTCCGCGGTGTCGTCCACGGGCGGGGCGGGCGCCGGCTCAAACTGCTCGCGCAGTGATACGCTCGTATCGGGATAGGCGGGGTCGGCGGCGAGGGTCATGTCGTAGACTCCCACAATTTGGCGAACAGTGTAGGTGATCAACTGTTTTCCCGTCGCTTCGTTTTCCACGTTGCGGGAGACGTAGTCACTCTTCCAGTAGTAGGTAGAAAAGGCGAAACTACACCCCGCCAGATCACCGCGGCGCACGAGTTCGACCGCCTTGTCGCCGTCGGCCGTGTGGGGCGCTTCAAAAGAGAACTTCACGCCGCGCGTGTCGATGTCGTAAGACAACGTGCCCTGCCCCTCTTTGGAGCGCGCCAAAATGAGCTGCCGGTCGTGGAACAAAGTGAACTTAATATCCGATGCGTCGAGCAGTTCGCGGGTTACGGCTTCGGGGGCAATGATTTCGCGCGCCTCGATTTTCCCGTCGTCTTCGCTCCACAGCACCGCGGAGGGCGTATTGAACAAAATGGCGTAGCCTTCAATCGTTCGGCTCTCTTGCCCTTCGGGGGCTTCTCGGAGGTGCACCCCTTCGCGCACCACGCATTCACGTCGCAGCGTTTCGGGGCTCTTTTTGGGTGTGGGTGTCTTTTCCATCGTTCAGCATTTCGGGGGTTGTCGAAAGGTCTCGGAGGTTGGCCGAAACCAAAGGAGTGTCGCCGCCTTCGACGGGTGGCTTGTTTTCGGCGGCGCGCCATTCGTTGACGGTGTAGAGCCCGGCGGCGATAGTCGCCGTTTGATAACGGACGCGGCTCTCGAGGTCGCAAGCGTAAATTTCGCGGCGGTCGAAGATGATGCGGCGGCGCTCGGCCATCTCGGGATAGAGTTTGCGCAGGAGCTCGCACTCCAACTTGTGCAAAATCGGGTTGAGCGTGAGGTTCATCAAATCGGTGTAGGCGTTCTCTGCGCTCTTGTAGTTGTTGCTCGTGTCGCTGTAGACGAAAGAGGGCGGCACGCCGAAGAATCGACAGACCTCGAAAACCGTAAATTTGCGCGTTTCGAGAAACTGCATATCGGCCGACGTCATGGTGACTTGTCGAAAATCGACTTGCCCGGGCAACTCCACAATTTTCTCGCCGTTCGAAAAGCGTTCATCTATCGACTTCGCGGCGTTTTTAAGTTCGTCGCTATCATATTCGCCCAAAGCGAACGGGCGGCCTGCTGTGCCGTTGGCCAAAAAGCCGCGGACGTTTCCGCCGTCGGCAAAGCGTGTGAGCGTTTCCGCCGCGGCGCTGCCGGCAATGTCGAGCGTGTTTTTCGCATAGGAAATCACCGAAAGGCCTTTTTTCCCGTCGAGTGTGAGGTGTTTGAAGTGCAAAATCTCACTTTCCTCGTAGGTGCCCGAAAGGTCGTTTGCCATATCGTTCACCATGTAGACGTTGCGGAGCGCGTCGTGGCTCACCGTGCCGCGGTTGCAAAGCACCAACGATTCGACTTCATAGCTCAATGAGTTGTATACGGGTACCACGTAGGCGTTGCCCTCCAACAGCAGCAGACGAATGATCGCGCCCCAAAAGTCGGCGGCCGACATTGAGGGACACGGTTGCACGTTGAGCAGATAGGACAAGCGGTCGCCCGGTGTGGAGACAAACAAGCCATCGCGCACACTCTCCACCCGCAGGGGGAGCGAAGACACGATGCCCGCTATCACTTCGACGCAGCGGTGCGCCGTGGGAATGGACATCGGCGAAGTGTTCACACCGGGGACGTAGCGATGTACGCCCCCGGTGCCCGCCGAACGGCTCGCCGACGTTTTGGCCGGCGGAGCGCTTCGGAACAGGTTGCGGACACTTGCGAAAAAACTCATAAAATAGAGTGAGTGAATAGGTGGGATTTTATGAAAACAACAGAGCGAAATTAGTCCGATTCGCGCGCGTAGACAATAGGGTTTTGAGAGCGCGTTAAACGCTCCCAACACCCTACTGTAACAAAGTGTAACAATGTGTGCCGCCGTGTGCCGTAATGCACCGCCGTGCGCCAAACTTTATATTTTATTTTGTGTGTCTTTCGTACCGAAATCGGCGGCCGTCTATTGTTCCGCGTCGAGAAATAGGCGCATCGTCATGAGCATCGTGATCACGCCGTCGATTTTGCGCGTTTGTTTGCGCTTGACCGGCTTGCAGTTTTCCAAGTTGTCGAAATTCAGCACGGCATTACCGAAGCAAAAGGCGTTGATCGGGTTGGAGTTGATGGTGATGCGCCCTTCTTTCGCCCAGTGTTCGAAGCTCTCCACCGGTGCGGTGAAATTGCCGAACGCCTGTCCCACAGGTTTGAGCGCATCGGCGCCGCCGACCGCTGCGAGCATGTTGATCACCTCCCGCGACTTCCACGCGTCGTATCCGATTTTTAGGACGTTGAAGCGTTTGGATAGGCCGACGATGTGAGCCACAATAGCGCGGTAGTCGATTACTTCGCCGTCCGTTAGGTGCAAATGCCCGTCGGCCGCCCACTTGCGGTACATCTCCTCGTTGGGGTGTCCCGGCAGAGCGCCGCGGGGGAAAAAATAATCGGTGTGAAAGTGCATCGTGCGGTCGGCCGCATTGTGAATGCAAATCGACACGGCCGAAAAGTCGTCACTCTCCGACAAGTCGATGGCCACCATCGCCGGCGGTCGCTGTGTGAACACGCTCAAGTCGAGCGGTCGCATCATCTTGCGGGCGAGCGTGGCGCTGATCCATGGGCGCGACTCGTCTTCGGCGTAGATGTTGAGCAGCTTGGTGCGAAAGGTTAGCAGCGCCTCCGCGCCGTTGCGCAAAGCCTTTGCCCATTCGTCGCGGTAGAAGTCCATCGAAACCGTTACGCCCATGTGTGGGTGCACCTTTCGCCACGTGTCCTCGCTGCCTTCGTCGTCGTCGACATCGGGCATAAAAATGTGGGCAAATGTGCTGTCGTCTTCGTAGTCGCCCAACAGCATACGGCAACAACCTTGCACCATCTCGTAGCACGGCGCATCGACAAGGGGCGAGGCGGTCGTGATAATCACGGTGAGCGGGTTGTGCCGTGCCCCCATCGACGAGGTGAGGGTGTAGAAAAGTTCGGCATCGCGCGCTTGAGAGAACTCGTCGACGATGATGGTCGACGCGTTGAGTCCGTCTTTCGTGTTGGCGTTGGCCGTCAAGCACTGCGCAAAGGCCGGGCGGTTGGGGCGGCGGCTCTTGATTTCGGTTTCGTTGGCCAAATAGTAGCGCGACTTCGGGTCGAGTTTGAGGAAGCATTGGCGCACCACCTTGAAACACTTCTTTGCTTGGTCGGCACTGTTGGCGCAGATGTAGCTCTCCGCGTTGGCATCGCCAAACAATACATCGTTGACCGATATGGCCGCACTGCTCGTGGTCTTGCTGAATTTACGCGGAACGAAGAGCAGCACCGTGCGCACCACGCGGCGCGTGCCTTCCCAAAATCCATAAATTGAAGCGTATTGGAAAGCCTGCACCGGCGTGAGCTTGTATTTCTGCAACCCCGCGATGCCGGGGAAGTGCAATTCTTCGTAGAGCGTGAAGAATTGCAGCACCGCGACTTTGCAGAGCCCGTACTTGTCGACCATCTTCAAGAAGTGTTTCACTCCCAACTGCTCGAACACGTTGTGCCCGTCCGGGTGGTTGATCACTTCGGCGCAGTAGGCCTCAAGGCGCGCGTCGGTGTCCGCCAAATTGTAGGCCGCGAGGTCTACAGCGTCGAGCAAACGAGTCACTTCTACTTTCGCCTCGCGGAGTCTGTCTTTGTATTCTTCCGTCATAATGGCAAAGTAGGTTCGTGATTAGCGGCATCGGCGCGCGCTTGTGCCATGGCGGCGGCACGCGGGTCGGTGTCGAAACCGATGAAGTGGCGGCCACTAACCTTGGCGGCTTCGCACTCTGTGCCGCTGCCGGCAAAGGGGACGACCACCAACGCGCCGGGGCGGCTGCAGGTTTCGATGAGTTGCCGCGTAAGCGTGGGCGGCTTCTTCGTCGGAAAATCGTAGAGCTTTGTGATGTGGGCTTCTTGGGATGCCGTGATGATGTCGCGGAAGTTGTAGAGCTCGCCGTTAAACGGACGAAGGCGATTGTCGTGATCTCTTTGGGCTTCTGCGCGATAATTGTGCGTTTTTTCCTCAAACTCCACACGTTTTGCTTCAAACTCCGCAGCTTTTTCGGCTCTAGATGGACGCGGGTAAAGTTCGAGCAGCTGGTTCACACGCGGGGCTTTCGGGAATGTCCATTGACTTCGGCACGTCCAATGGCAAACGGCGCGGTCGGTGATGTGCAGCGCCGCCGCAACACGCTGAGCTCCACCGAGCGAGTCGATTTCATGCCGAAGCCACAAACGAAGCGGTTCGAATGGTTCGTAAAAATAAGCGGCGTTAGGTTGAGAGAACGAGCATTGCGGCGCGTCGTGACTTTCGTAATGCAAGAAACGTTCAGTACCACAGCGAAAGGTGCGTAGACTTTGGGGAGTCTGTTTATTGTGCACGCCGTCCTTCTTGTACCACGCACAATTGGCGAGGAGGGAAAAATGACGATCAAGGATAATTTGCGAATAGGCGGTGCGCGCCGCCGATCCCCACCAAATCAAATTGCCGGTGGGGGCAAGCAGACGCGCACACTCCGCCGCCCATCGTTCCACATCGGACAAATAGGCGTCGAACGTCGGCCATTGAAAATCGAAATCGCCTTTGACTTCAAAATACGGAGGGTCGGCTACGATGAGGTCGGCACACCCATCGGGCAAATCGTTGTTCAGAAAATTGGCGCATCGCACGGTGTCGAGCGCACCGAGTTGAGCGTCTTTCATAGTTTAGCGGCTTTTTGTGTGGCTTTGAGCACCTTTTCCGTCAGGTTCTCGAGGGGGCTGCCTTCATCGGCGGCGGTCAGGTCTTGGGCGGTCAGTCCAAGCGCTTTCATGTGGCGGGTGACGGCGGCCAACGCGTCGCGCTGCACCCGAAACACGGGGTGCGAAACGAGCTTCTCGCCTTGTTGTGTTTTTTCGCTGACGGTGGTGGCTTTGAGATTAGCTATTTCAGCATTGGCCAGGTCGAGTGTTCGGCGCGCTGAAGCGAGGGAGTAAATTTCCATCTCGAGAGCAGCCGAGTCCGCGCCCTTCGATTTCACAGCGCGCTGTACCGTGGTGGCATGTTCCTCCACGGTTTTCTTCTTCTCGCGCATAAATCGCCCGTATTTTTTGGCGATGGCGCGCAGTTCGGCCAACTCGGAAGCGGAGATTAAAACTTGGCCTTCGTGGGTTTCATTGTCCATTTAATCGAGGTTTTGGAGTGGGTGATCCTTTTGCGTTTAGTGTTGTTTTGTTAAAATCCACCTATTCCAAAAATCGTCGGACGCAGAGAAAAGAGAGTGTGTGGGGTTTAGAAGCACCCCCACCCCCTTTTTAAAACACCCCCCGGGGGGTATCGGGTTTGTCTCTGTTTGTTTTTTTAACGCGCGTTGCGGGGCGTTGGATGCGCGTGCCATCGTCTTCACCGGTGAAGAGGCGATCAATGGCTTTGCGTTCGGCCTCAACACGGCGAACGGTGCCCTTCTTCCCACCGCGTCCCAACTCTACATGCGTAGCCACGTGGCAGGAGTGGCACAATGGCTGCAGGTTCGTCACGTCGAACATCAGACGGCGGCGGTCTTCGGCTGTCGCGCCGTCTTCCACGGGCGAGATGTGGTGCACTTCAGTGGCAAGCGTTTCGCGCCCCTCGTGCATACAGCGCGCACACAAGGGGCGGACGCTCAACACCTGTGCGCGGAGTTCCACCCATCGGGCGGAGTTGATCATGGCGCGATAATCCGCGCGGTGATTGGAGAACATTAGTTTGCTCATGTAACCGGGTTGTAACTGTGAGAGCCCGCGAGCACACGACTTGGCCGCGTCCTCGCGGGTTCTCTATGTAACTACTATGTAACTACTATGTAACTGCGCAACTATCTGCTGTCGCCGTCGCCGATGATCACGCCGCGCACTTGGCGGTCGGCGAGTTTGTCGAGATTGCGGCGCATCACTTCTTCAAGGCTGAAGCCGAGACGGCGTGCCATCATTGCAACGAACCAAAGCACGTCGCCAAGTTCGTCGGTGATGTCACCGGTGAGACGGAACGCATCGCCGCGAAAGCTCACGATCTCGTTGTTATTGATTACGATGTCGCCGCGGCGCACGGCCTTTGCTATCTTGTCCGCCACTTCACCGGCCTCAGCCATCAAACCAAAACTAAGATAGGTAATGTTCTCTGCCGCGTGGCCGGCAATGGTGCGGTGGGCTTGTTGTTCGTATTCTGTTGCTGTCATTGTTAGAGATCTAGTTTGTAGAGGGATCAAAGAAGTTATACGCGCGGTGATGTTACTTCATCAAGCATCTGCGCGAGAGTTCTATTCTCGATACTTTTGCGCATGAGATCATCAAGGCTGAAGCCTAGGTATCGCGCAAAGACGGTGGTAAACCAAAGAACGTTGCTGAGGTGGTTCGCTACTTCGGAGACCACCGAACAACCGAGGCGAGTTTTCGCATCGCCGACTCCTTTGTCGCTAAACGACAAATCGTAGTATTTGCTAGCGTCGGTAAGGGCATAAGCAAGGCTCCCGACGGCGGCGGTAAGCCCAAAAGAAAGATTTACAAAGTTGTACTCCTTAGATCTTTTGAAGAACGAGGGAGCTAGTAGTTCGTATTCTGTTGCTGTCATTGTTTTGATGTTTGAGGGATTAGTACGTATTCGGAAGCGGAATCAAAGTACAAGGGAAAGTTATACGCGCGGCTGTCAATGTAGAAAGACGCCGCTTCTTCATCGTAACAAACACAGCCGACGCGTGTCTCCTCGTTGTTGACATCGTAGTAGCTCACCTCGTCGCCGGTGTATATCTCTTCGCCGTCCATCGTTTTCACGTTGATGTATTGCGCCACCGAATCGGGGTGCACCTCAATACGGCGGGGTGCGCCGCCGGCGGGGCGGGTGTCGGGTTGAACGATGTAGGACGCGGTGGCGTACTGCAACACGCCGCCGTAAACGATGGAGCCGTCGGCGATGGAGCGGCCTCGGAATTTGATTACTTGCATAGGTGGATTATTTGTAGAATGTTTACTGAGCGAATAGACAGCCGGTGCATGCAGCCGATGCGAGTCGGGCGTGTCCTTTTCGATATTCCGAGAGCAGCGCGTCAACACGCGCCACGAAGGGGGTGAGGTGGTCAATGCCCTCCAACTCGGAGACGGCTTGCGTGAATCCTAAATGCGCGCGCAGCACATCCACCGCCGCGCGTTCGGCTTCTTGTTCCAACGCGTTCGGGTCGATGGGGGGCGGTTGCTCCTTTTCTTCTTGCGGCATGAGATTGGAAAGGCAGTAATCATTTGCCGCTATCTCTTCGGGGGTGATGCTGATCTCGCGGCCGCTGCTGCGGTCTTCGTATGCGATGGAAGTAATGCCGCGTGCCGTGCGGTCTTTTCGCAGCACGAGCAACACGGTGGGGATTTTCGTGTCGACAAAATAGCCGCCGGGGATAAACACCACGCGGTCGATGACATTTTGCTCCACCAGCCAGCGGCGAATATTCCCCTCGGCATTGCCGCGGTAGAGAATGCCGGGAGCATTGAGCACCACGGCTATACCATCGGGGGCGAGGTAGTGGAGCACGTGGAGCAAAAACGCATAATCGGCTTTTGATGGTGGGGCGAGCGCAGGGGCGGCCGTAAATCGTTCGTCGGTGCTCTTTTGTTCCCACTTCGCCGAGAAGGGAGGGTTTGCCATAATGCAATCAAATCGACGACCGACAAATGCCGGTTCTTGCAACGTGTCACCGCACACCCCCTCGAAGTTTACGAGCCGAGCACGCGCAACGTCCAACTGGTCGCCCTCGCGCTCTTGCCCGTACTTGCGCACCTCGTCCCCGAAAACAGCAAGCAGCGCGCCGTCGCCACAAGTGGGGTCGTAAACTTCGGCAACTTCACACCCGACGTAGCCTTTCATTATTTGTGCAAGACGTTCATCGGTGTAGAAAACTCCGTTTTCTCTAAATGTTTGCCGTATGCTTTTGAGATTGTGCGCCATGGCAGACGGTCAGATTTTGAAAAAAGGAAAGAACCAATCGAGGATGCGCTTCCACAATGAGGGGCGGGGCGCTCGCTCTTTCGTTTCCTCCGCTTGGTTCGAAGGAGGCGTAGGGGAATCATCGAGGGGCTCGTTAGCGAGGCTGTTAAGTGTCGGAAGAATCTCCTTGTCGAGAAGTGAAAGGAATTGCAATTGGGGGCCTCTCACAAAGAAACGAAGTCGCCCAAATTCTGACAACGAAAACAAAACCAGAACACGCTCGTCGTCCTTACTATTTTGCCACTCTTGAGCCATCGCATGTACTTCATTCTGCGTGATCTCTTGTTTGTCTTTCTTTCTGTTGTTTTGTTTGCTCATGCTGTTTCTTTCTTAATTGATAAGTTGATTGCTTGCATAAGGGGCTACTCTGCAAAAGGGTCAAACAGACGCTTGATGCGCGTCCAAAGCGGAACGCGGAGGGCAGCCTTACGTTCTTTTTCACGAGCAACCAGCGCCGCCTCCTTCCTTTCCTGTAGTACAAACCGATATAGACCTGCACCCGCGGTACCTTTATACTTCAATGCTCTAAACAAGCGTTCGCATTCCAATTCGTTTCCAATCTGATGCGCATATACTCCATATCGATCCCGCAGCAAGACAACGGCGGCGTTGTCATAGTCGTCCCAACAACGGCAGCGAAGATGGGGCGCGGCAAGCCTTGTCATAAAATAAGCTACGTCCGCACCGCCCATTTTTCCGCCCCTATTCAAGTATTCGGCAGCTTCTGCAGCAGTGTCGGGAAATTTGCCTTTCTCTTTCTCGTCTTTCATAGCTTCGGCCAGCGCGCGTAATTGTTCCTGCGTGATCTCTTGCTTGCCTTTCTTTTTGTTGTTTCGTTTGCTCATGCTGTTTCTTGTTTTAATTGAGGTTCTGACGGAAAAGACCTACCATAAGGCCGAGTGCGCAATCTCGTTCGCATTTTGGGAGCGCGCTCCACATGGGGTCGGCGGCTAATGTTGCGCTGATGGTCTTTGCAAGGTCTTTCACTTGAGAGCGGAAGGCGCGGATCTGTGCACGCATGGCGCGCTCCTGCTCTTCCTTTTCGGCTAATACTTCCCGCTTGATTTGGTAAGATCTATTCATTTGCTGTCCGTGTCATTTTGCTGTTTTGTTTTTTTGAACTCCGTGGGATGTGTGGCGATATACTCCCGCGCTTTATCCTCATCGCCCCCGAAGCGCTCGGCGGCTAGCGTCGCAAGCATTTGTTTGTAGGCTTCGCGGCTGACGGCATATTTGCGGCGGCGCTCGTCTTCCGCGGCGCGTTCCATTCGTTCGCGCTCCCTTTCGTATCGCTCTATCTCTCGGCGGCGGTCTTCGAGGAATTGGCGTATCCTTGCCGTGATATTCTCACCGCGCACGCTGTTGTATCCTACTATGCCGTAGATGCCTGCGGCAAGACGCGAGAAGAAGAGCATCACTTCGTCGAGGTTCAGCGAAGGATAAGCCGAATAAATCACGAGTGCGAGGTTTTGAATGTCGGCTGCTCTTAGTTGGTCGGCCGTCGAAAGCGTCTTTACATACTCGTGAATCTGTTTGCAGAGCCACGCCACGGCAAACTCGTCTTCACATTCGCGGCCTACTCGCGCTAATGTCGGTGCGTTTCCCAGGTAGTAGCGCAATGGCTGCGCAGCGAATAGCGGCTGAATGCCGGAGCAGTATTTCTCCGTGATGTATTCGCGCGCTTTAGCCGTTGCCGTAGGTAAGGCGCTCGAGCATGTCGTCGAAATATTCGCCGCGTTGGCGTTGCCGTTCTCTATTATCGTCGACAGATTTTGCGGTTGTGCCATGCTGTGAGGTTGTTGTTATGTTTGTAGACTTCGGGACGGCGTTTGCTCTCGTGTCCTCTAAGACGCGCAGGAAGTTCGACGGACGAAACAACCAATCGAAATCGGCCACCCATCCGCGGCTGCCGCCGCCGTTGTAGAAACTGAGTTTTGCGGCGTTCTGCACCACTTTGGCGAGCGCCTCTTTGCCGTGTTCTTTCAGCCGTGCGCGGACATACGCGGCGCGCTGGCTTTTGGGCGGGATGCTGCGCACTTGGGGAATCTGTGCGCCGTGCGCGGCCATCGTTTCGTTGAAATAGCGGGCAAAGGCCGCCAAATCGAAATCGCCTTTATCTTTCGAACCGCCCCCCGCGGAGGGGGCAACGCTTGCAGCCTCATCCCTCGCACCGGCATTGCGGAGCGGCTTGGCCGCGTGTGCTTCTTCGACGTAAGGAGAAGAAGTACTATTCTCTTTTACTTTACTTTCCTTTTCTTTGGTACGTTTTTCGCTACCATTTGGTATACCATTTGGTTGCGTTTCTGCTACCATTTGGTCACTTATTTCGGCGGTTTTGGTCTTTTCGCGGTTTTCTTGGCGGGCGGATACACCGAGGGCGGACGCAGCTTTGCGCTTCGCCGTTATTTCGTCTTTTCGCGCCATTCGCTGTCGTAGGCTTTCGGAGTAGAAACACTCACCGCGCTCAGTGTCGACGGTGAAGGCAAATAACCCAAAGTCCCTAATTATTGACTTTGCGAGAGAAGCATCGATACGAAGGTCGTAAGCTATAAGGTTATAATCGACGACACTCATATATTCCTGATCTTCTCGGAGGCGCTCTACGAGCATAAAGTAAACGCCATAACCCGCGGGGCCGTGCTGCATGCGCACTTTTACCAGCCGTTCATCGTTGCGGGCGTTGGAATCGTGAGGAAAGTAGGAAGAGAGGTTTTTTGTTGCTTTCTTTCTTCCCATGGTTTGTGTTACCTATTCATTCGTTGTTGTTTAGGTGTTCGCTGACAACACGCTCGAACGTTTCGAAATCCCGAACGACTTCGTAACGATAGCCGTGGGTTTCGGCGTGTTGTTGCCACTCCTTTTGTGCAGGGCTTTGCCGCCCCTTTGCGGTCTTCATCTCAATGCACAGCGCGTGGTGCTGCTGTGAGGGCACGAGAAGAAGTAAATCAGCCACGCCGGCCACGACGCCCTCAGCTTTGAGGCGCGCGCCGGTGATGTGGTCGCGTCGGCCGCCGTTGGGCACTGCGAAGAGCAGCGGACTCAAGTCGGCGTGAGCGTAGCGAAACCAACGAACGCACGCGCATTGTAGTTGGTGTTCGGGATCTTGCATCGCGTTGTTTGCTGTTGCGCCTCGCATCAAGAGCGCGGGGCATTATTGGATTGTGCGCTGGCGGAGGTTTGCGACACGAGCGACACGTAAAAGCCGCGCATCGTCACGCCGTAGCGCTTTTCGCCGTCGCGGTTGACGCACCAGCCTTTCGGGGTTACGGCCACTTTTACCTCCGTGCCTTTCGGAAAAGCTTCCAACCCCTCGGCATAGCGCCCCGTGAACGTAATGGGCACGATGTTTTCAATCGGGTCGCCGGAGCGGCTGTACGTAGAGCAGTCGAGCAGCAGCACGCGGGTCGTGTATTCCACGTCTTCGCCCGTGTTCGGCGACTTGAAAGTGCGCGTTTCGAGGTCGTGGAGTTCTAAAATGTTGCCTTGTAATTCCATTGTCTTTGTTTTTAAGTGTGAGCCTCATCGGTCGAGTTAGCGGCCATGCCCTGCAGCCGTTCGTGAACGCGGCGCGTGAAATCGTGGAGCACGTGCTGCGGCGAGCACTTTTGCCTTATGGCGATACGGCCGGCGATGGCGTTCGTTTCCGAGTAGTGGTGAAGGAGGAGTGCAAATTCGGTTTCGGTCATATCCACTGTCCCCTTGCCCACAATTTGGAAACCTCTATAGTTTCCAAAATTTCCGCGGAGTATTCCGCATCCTCTAAAATGTGAGGCATCTGTTCCTTTGCAATCTCACAGGCTTCGGCATCCGTCTCCGCCATAACTTGTAGCATCCCTTGTCTTATTGCGGTCATGGGGGATATTTCAAGATGGGGAAACATCTCTTTGGCTTTTGCTATCGCTTCCGGGCTACTACCGACCCACTCTGTTACAGATATAAGGTATCTTTTCATGTGTCCAATTGTCGAGTGCTACACTTCATAATGGCGGCGCATTTCGAGTTCGTCATCTGCGATGTGTTGCAAATCCATTTCACAGCGTACCCGCGCACGATGTTCTTCCTCCGCCTGTTCCAAAAGGTCGCACAGCTCGTCGAGGAATCGTTCTTTATCTTCTTCAGTCAGCACGTAGGCTTCTACGTCCTCCTTCGTTTCGTCGTCGTCTTCGAGCAGCAACAGCCCGGGGTGATCTTTCATTTCTTCTGCCGGCAGTTTGGCGAGAGCCGAAATCTCGTCCTCAAGCGCTAAGCAGACATACTTGAGTTCTTGAGCTGTACCGTTGGTATCTAATTCGCTGCGCAGATCCTCGGCGGTCTCCAATTCTATTTGCATGCTGTCTGTTTTTTTACTTGTAGAATTTAGTCCAAAAGCTCATGATGCTCTGACCGGTGAAAACGAAACGGCCAAAGTATTCGTTAGCCATGGGGCTGAGCATCCCCAATTTCATGTATCGGTAGACCGACGTTCTTGAAATCTTAAGCAAGCGTGCCGTATCCGATACGTTGAAGCGAGCGGTCGGCGGGACTTCGGGGCGTGTTTTCGTCATCGGGGTGGGGTTATTTTTATCACTGTAATGCTTGAATCGTAAATGCACGTTTTGCTGTACACCGGCAACTCTTCGGCCTGTCGTAGGTAGGTCACGGCAGAACGCGCGCTTTGCAACGCCTTGTGGTTGGGGAGAATGAACTTCCGCGGGCGGTTCGGCTTGAGTTGTCGAATATCTTCGCGGGTCAATCTGTTGCGGCGGCGCCCCTTTTGGCATTCAAAGGCCGAATCGTCGGGGCGCCATTCCCTAGGTATCTTCTCATTCATATCGTTTCTTATTGAGTGGCACGGCGGGGAATCGAACCCCGCGGCGAGCAGATGGAGGGTTGAATTGGCAAAGACCCTCGCCGTTTCCTTTCGTGCCGTGTCCGCGCACCGTCTCACGACGTGGCGCGGCATCTAACATAACAATTTAATTATCCTCGTGGCCGCGGGCGGAATCGAACCGCCGAAGAAGTGGAAAAGTATCGATGCTCTACAAGCGCGTTGCCGGTGGTGCTTTGTCACAAGCAGAAAGAAATGGTGTTTAGGATGTGCCCGCATATTTAGGGACATGGCAAACAAGCCCTTCGTGCCGTCTCTACTAATCACTTTCTTTTTCCAATCGAGCAGAAAGCTCCGCGGCCGTGTGTGCCGCCTCATCCGAGGACAAGAGCGACACGTCTCACATGATGGAACTACAAAACCTTTATTTCTTTGCGTCCGCGGCTTTCGGCTTCTCGGCATTCTCCACCCGGGGCGGCGGCAAATGGGGGAAATAGCTCGGAATGCGCAGGTGCTCGGCCACGATGCTCTCAATGTGCGAGCCGTCCGAAGCATTCGCACCGGCAATGAAGTAGATCCCGTCGCACTCCGATACGAGTTTCACGTCGCGGGCAATGTAGTCCACCCATTGCGTGCCGCCCGCTTTCGATTGCAGCGCGGGGTCGGCGGGGTTCACGGGCTCATGACCCAAAGAGCGGAGGTAGTCCGCGGCGGAGTTAAACGCTTCGGCGAAGTTCTCGCGGGGCTTGCCGGTGGTCGGGTCGGTGATGGCACCCGAAATGTAAATTTTCATCGTCTTGTTTGTTTTGAAGATGGAACACTGTGCGCAGCATCGTAGGAGGGAAACCCAACCGCGCCGGCAAAAACCGAACGCTGCGCGCTATTGAGAGGCCGCGGGCGGAATCGAACCGCCAAGGGGGAGCGAGATTTGACTAAAAGCGAAAACCATAACTCTGATTTGTCGCTCTCCCCGTCCGGGTGAACATGCGACGCTTCGCACATTCCGCGGCCGTGTGGCTGTTCCTACTCTCACGAGCGGGCAACAGCCCGTAAAACCTTAAATCTAATATGAAAACAATTCGTGACACGGCGGGGAGTCGAACCCCGCGACGAGGGAAAAACATTCAGAAAAAGCCTCGCCATTCCTTTCGTGCCGTGTCCGCGTGCGTTGTCACAACGTGGCGCGGGGAAATTCAATTCATAATCTACACAATGAAAAAAATCGCGGCGAGCGGTGGAGTCGAACCACCATTGACGGAAAAGAAAGGAGTAAAACAACCGCCTACACAACCGGTGCTCGCCATTCTGCACGGCGTCTCACGACGGATGCAGGAAACGCTATAATCAATCATCTATGAGGTAAAGCATCTATGAAAAGGGGCGCGCCGCCTGTCGTACCAAACGAACGCCTATTTGTAAAACAATCAACGAAGAGTAGTGCAGCGCGTCGTAATAGGGACTATCAGCTCATTATCGATAATTTTGTATGGCTTAGGGTCTATAGTAGCGAGAGCGTCGTGCCCGTTATTTTCGTAAATCTCCGCTACATAGCAGAGGTAATCCACTATAGCTACGAAGCGTTCCACCACGTCCCCATACGCGGAATATGATTCCGCCGACAAAGCCCATCTAACAAGCGTAGACAAATCTTCGTGCTCTGCAATAGCGAGATTTGTGGTGGCTTCAATCCTTTCGAACTCGCGAATTATTTCATCCACTGCCGGAAGACATTCGGAAAACTTACGACTGGCCACATTGAAATCCCAGGTGTCGGAACCCTCATTAAATCGGTATGACCGGTGGGGATTTTTCATTCGAAACGGAAATGCGGGTTGTCGATTGTCTGTACTCCGAAGTAGTTCACACAACCGAGAATTTCCGTCACTCGTTCGTTTTTATCTTCGAAGTATTCGCGCAAAGCGGCGTGTATATTCTTGGTGTTAAACCTCTCGAGAATATCGAGAAGGAAGTACTTTTCTTCGGAGTAGCTCACGCTGTCGAGGATTTCGTCGGTGTCCACCGACAAATCGAAGTATATTGTACTCACAACTTGAATTTGTTTAGGTGTAAAGTGGCGCGCCGCCCGAATCCACAAGCTCTCATTTTTTACTCTTACCAATCCCAAGAGCGGCGCGCCGTGTGTGTTATTCGTCTTCGGTGTTCGCGTGCTCTCTCATGTAGGCAAAAAAACGCG